CAGACTCATAATGAGTACGAATCCATTCCATTACTTGTTGCGCACCGGAAGGAGCAATAGGATCATAGATTGTTACATCAAGAGTACCTAAGTCAGCCTTACCAGCCAAGTATCTTTTTGAGTTAATGAATTCGATTGTTGTTTCGTTGAACGAAATCGATGGTCTTTTAGCGGATTTAACTAGGAATGCATCGATACCCTCAATAGCTAAAACCCACCTATTCTGTCTTTTTGGCTCGAACTTATTCGGGAGCAAATCGACGACGTCTAATGTTTCTGGCATTTCTATTCTCCTGTTATACCATTAATTATGTAGTTGACAAAATTTTGTGATTAAATTTCTGCACCTTGATTTGTAACAACGAAGTCAAGTGAGATAAACTCTACAGAACGGGTTGGCTGAAGGAAGATTTTTCCTCTTACCGTGTTGTTTTCAATATCAAGTTGTGTTGTTGTACTAGAATCGATAACGACCTTAAAACGATCGAGTCCCTGTTGAGCCTGAATTCTGGCCAAGATTGGCTGAACTGCAGCAGAGAATCGTGCTAATGTCGATTCGCGGTTAGGTTCAAAGATGATTGTGTTAGCAACATTTCTAACCTTTCTACGAATGTCGATCAGCAATCTTCTTACGTTAACTCTGTCAAGTGCAGACTGTGCTTGTTGAAGTGTCTTTTGACCAAACACAACCACGCCGTTAGAGGTTGGGAAAGAAGTGATAGGATTAATGTCAACCTCATACAAGGTATCCATATTTGCTCTGTTAAGCTTAACTTGTGCTTGTTCGGTTGTAGCCAATGCACCGCGAGTAAATCCGGCAGGAGCAAACCAAGGATGCGCAACGGAATCGTTTAGAGCCATGGCACCAAGAACAGCTACAGATGGAGGACATCTCACGTTAGCACCAGACGCTGGATCTCTGACCAAACAATCTGGGAAGTATGCTGCTGCAAAACTAGTGTCCAACCCTCTAGCTTGGAGCTTAGCGGCGGTGTTGGTTACACTGATTTCTTGTACGGATCCGGTAACAATACCAGAAGTACCCGTATAGTCACATTCTTCAATGTCCATTACATAAAGTGCATCGAACCTTTCCTCTGTCTTATCAATAGCGTAATCGGTGATTGCGGGCTCACGAAGACCAGGAAGTGCAAGTAGTTGAATGTCGATTGAGCTTTTCTCTGCAATAACATCCAAAGCTTTTCTAAAGGCAGCAACAGTAGGTCCTGCAACTCCGCCCTGAACAGCAGAATCAGAGATTTCTCTAACCGCTGCAGCGTTCAACATTTCAGATTTATCTGTATCGAAAATATTGGATCCATCAAAACCACCTTGCATAACAGTCGTGAATTTGTAGTATCTTCTAGAAGCCTGTTGAGCAAAGTCTTTATCAACGTTTAGAAAACGGTATCCGGAAGTTCCAGGATTAACGCCTGTTCTGATGTAGGAAGCATTCGACCATTGTGTAGGATCGACTTCATCTTCGGCAGACTTAGTCTTAATCAAGACTCTTTCCAAAGTAAATTTACCATTTTGGAATCTGTCAGCGTCAAGCGTCGTTCCACCAGTATCAGCAGTTCCTTCGTTAGCTCCAACCCAAGCTGGATTGTTTCCTTCATATCCTGGATGATACTTTGTCCAGTTTTCCGGAATAGAGTTAACAGCTGTACCGTCGTTAGGTATATCGATGTCGTTAACCTTGGTGTTTTGAATACCCCAGAAGAGATCAGAAACGACTCGAGCTCTATTTCCTGTACCGCTAGCGATTGACTTTCTGTACAGAAGTGGAGCTTGTTCGATTTCCAAGAACTTGTGTTCGAACGCAGCAGAACCGTCTTGCAGATGATCACTATCAGCGCCATGTCCTTCTAACATTGCAGATCCGGAAGTTACCAGGTGGAAGAGACCACGGAAACCAACAGGTAAAGCCTCAGGTTGCATTGTGCCAGCGTCAACCGCTGCAGCAACTTCTACTCGGATATAAGAGGATTGGTTAGCATAAGATCCTTCTACAACCAGCTTTTGATTAGCAACAGCTTTCTCAAAATCGTAGAATACATTTTGATCACCGATAATTCTAGCAATAAACCTTGGGCTGTTTGGATTAAGATCACACCCAATAAACTTTTCTAGAATCACTGGGTTCGTATCGTAATCATTAAATCTTCTTACCAAGACATCGAACGTACCATATTTGTTATTAACATCTCTGCTTTTTTGTATGTTTGCGATCGAAATCTTAACTTTATTGTTACCGTAAACACCAGCGTCAAGAGCATGGAATCTAAATAAGTTCTTTTCCGTGTTGCCTAGAGTTTGAGAAATTATGAAAGGAGTCTTAGCATGCGTAAATCTATACTCGAATCCTTCATAATTTGGAACGTATGTACCGCTACCAGCATAGTCATTTCTTCCACCAGAACCGGATGTAAGAATAACACGGGTTCTGTGACTTCCAACAGTGCCAGCACCGACCAATCCATGAGATGGTGCTGTTACTGCCAATGCAGAATCTATGTCGAAATGTGAATAAAGAAGATGTCCTTTTGTTTCAATAGACGCTGGATCTGTGTTGAATACCTTGGCAAAGTAATTGCTAGACTTTGGATCCATGGAAGCAGAAATAACCTGTGAATAAGCTCCCGTATATCCATTAAGATAAAGTGCAAACGTTTCTCCACCATTTGCGCCTAAGTCCATTGAACCGTATCGGCCACCAGCATCTAAACCAGAACCGAAAGAACCCTGCGCAACGGAAGATCCCGTCGTTGGATTAGAATGTCCAGAGCCAGATAGTCCGGGAAGAACACCGGATGGAAACATCATGACGCCTCTAAGAATAGAAGCAGACATTGGATGGACGATACCTGCATCTTGGAAATATGTCGACCCTAAGGATTCTGACATAATATTAGCTAAGAAGAATGTGCGTCCCAAAGGTCCACCGGCTCCAGCTTTTGAATTGTGGCCTACAGTTCCTGAATCTTGAACTTGTCTGTCGCCCACAATGAAACCAGCATTGGCTACCCTACCAGAAGACAAAGCTTTTTCACCATTCCCAATACCGAGAGTTCTTACGTAGGCGCCAGACCTAGCGTTTCTTATCCATTCAGCAACAGCGATCGGACCAAACTTTTTTCCATCACTTGGACCAAATTTTGCCGTAAAATCATTCAACGTTGCGAACGATACTGGAACAAATGCCGGACCTTTTTCAGCCGTGCCGATGATCACAGCAGGCGTTCCTTGGATGGTTACTGTTCCTGGTTGACTTAAGTCGATTTCTCTTGCAGAGACACCTGGACTTTTTAATATTCTTTCTGCCATTTGATTAACTCCTGTTTATCTATAAGTATCTATTCAAACGAAACGCCGGCGTTAGTAATGATGAAATCGATAGAAATAAATTCAATTGTTCTGGTTGGGACTACAATAATCTTACCATTCAATCGGTTATTTTCTCTATCCAACTCTGTATTATTTGTGTCATCCATTACGACTCTGAATGACTCAATACCCTGTTGCGCCTGTATTAATGATAATCTTGGTGAAACTAGATTGATAAATCTGTCTCTCGTTGCTTGATTGTTCTGCTCGAAAAGCAATCTATCAGCGATAGAAATTACCTGTCGTTTTAACTCCAACATCATTCTTCTTACGTTAACTCTGTCTAAAGCAGACTTAGCAATCTGAAGAGTTTTTTGGCCGAAGATAACGAAGTCTCCACCGGGGAAAGTTGCAATAGGATTGATTCTAGCATCATACAATTCATCCCTATCGTTTGTAGTAAGCCGTGCAGAAACGTTCTTGACAAAGCTTAAAGACCCTCTATTGAAACCAGCAGGGGCGAACCAAGGATATGAGACAGAATCTGTATAAGCCAATGCACCGATTGCAGCTATTGATGATGGAACCTTAACATTTCTGCCACCGTTTGCAGCGTCCTCGATGAAAACATCTGGGAAATAAGAAGCGGCGTAATTGTTATCAATATTTCTTCTAGTGAATTCCTCAGAGGTTTTAGTAACTCCGGGGCGACCAGCCGAATCATCAAACAAACGATTTCCATCTTCGTCATAGTTTGGAATATCCATTAAGTAAATAGACATACTGTAATCTTTGTTAAGGTCTGCAGCATAGTCTGTCACATAAGGGTCTCTGATACCTGGGATTGCAAGAATATTTGTTCTTACGGTCATCGGATCGGTCATGATTTCAGCAGCAGTTCGGTATGAAGCAATAACATTGTTTGCTTTTCCTGCACCACTCATAGTACCATCGTTAGTTCCGACCAGTCCCATACCACCAGCCACTGAGTCTGCTGCTTTTCCGCCAGTCTCAGTTGAAGCAGCCTTATCGTTCATTTTTCCGATGTCTTTATCTAGGATGTTAAGTCCATCGAAACCACCAGAGAAAATGTTGGTGAATTTTGTGTATGCTGTAAATCGATTGAAAAGCAAAGAACTAGAATTGATCAGAGTGGCCAACGTCATTCTATCTGTTCCCTCAACAGCATCGTTGACAGTGTATGTTTTAGCGTCTACAACACCGTTTCTAATATAAACAGCTTCTTTCATGTGGTCGCTAGCAGATCCTGTAAGCGCGCCGTTGGTATCAATCTCACCAGTAGCTGTAAGTTGTTGTCTAAGAGCAACTCTAGCCAATGTAAACTTATGGTTATTGAAAGCATCTGATTGACTACCTGCAGCTGTAAGTGCGTCTAGTTTCTGGATACCGGTAAGCTTCGTATAAGTTTTAACCAAGCTGTTGATTTCACTTCCAGCGTTCGCATTAAGAACGGTTGAAGTTCCTTTTGCGATTCGATCAAATTTAACACCCCAATAGAATCTTGCATCAGCTCGTTCTCTAAGTCCAGGCTCACCAATGAAAGCAGGACTTGAGTTAACTGCTCCCTTTGTAACCTTGAACCGATAAGGGAGAGGAGGAACAACAGACCCGGTCAACGTTGTTACATCTTTACAATGTAATCTTGAAGTTCCAAGATCATAAGCACCATCTTCGGAAGTTGGATTGGCTCTTGTCGGAGAAGTGTATAAAGCTCCAATGCCTCGGAAACCAAAAGGTAAAGCCGAGTCTGGTATCTCGTTTGCTAAGTGCTCAGCGCTCATCTGCACTCTTACATAAGCCGATCGATTTGGATACTTTCCAGACAGAACCAGCCTTCTTTCATCTTCGTTTGCTTCGTCAAAGTTGAATTTGACTTTAAAATCGCCAATCACTCGAGCTATATATCTTTCGTCGTTAGGGTTTAAACTAAGACCAGGGAAACGTTCTAAGATTTGCGGTGCAAGGTCAGAATCATCAAACTTTCTGATTTGAACTTCAAATGTACCAAATTCGTTATTAGGATCTGTTGAAGCCTTAAGATCAGCGATAGATACCTTGAACTTATCATTGGCATAAGCCCCATCTGTGATACATTCAAAATGGAACATATCAAATTCATTTGACCCAAAAGGTTGACTGATAAACTTAGTCGTCTTTGGAGCGGCATATCTTGTATCGAAACGACCGTAAAGTTCGTTGTAATCAGTAACAGTAGCTCCAGCTCCAGAAACAGAAGCACCAGACCCTGATACTAAAGCAATACTTCCGGCGCCAGTTTTCACCTGAGCTAGTTCATCTTCAACTGAGTAGTCCCAATAAAGAAGGTGTTGTTCGTCAGCAAACCTATCCGGATCGGTATTCAGTACCTTTCCTACATAATATGCATCGTTAGGATCAAGTGAGGCCGTAAACATTCTAAAGCCATTAATACCGTCGTCATCGCCAAAAGTTTGACCTTGAGAAGAGAAAATACCAACCTTAAATCTTTTTGAGCTATCAGGAGCAGCAAGTTCTGTTGTGATTCCAGATTCAGCAGCAGCAAAATCAGCAGTGTCAAAAATATACACTTTGGAACCCGAAGTTGTCATAATACCGGCTCTGATTAAGTAAGCAGTATCTGTAGCAGCGGAAGCTTCACGAAAACCACCAAAAGTATCGTTATCTGTAAACACGGGAAAACCGATGTCTGAATTGGCTGGAACAGAGTGTTTTGCCGTAATAAATACAACACTACCAGCCTTTTGTCCGGTACCAGCAGCAGCAGTGCCAGTAGGAGTCACCTTAAAACCGGCATTCTTTACGATTCCGCCAAGCTGAGTGTTGGCAATGTCGCCAGTCGTTTCGTTAGCACCTGCTCCTAAAACGCGAGTAAACGTTACAGCGTTTCTATATTTAAGGAATTCTCTTACGGCGTAAGGGCCGAATTGTCTTGGGTTCAAACCCCCAAATCTTGTTTCGAAATCTCTGAAATTTCCTACAGTTACTGGTACGAAAGCCGGCCCAAAGTCCGATGTACCAATGATTCCTGCAGGTGTTCCCAATTGAGCCGCGGTTCTCGTAGAAAGATCAATTTCTTGTTCGAAAAATCCAGGGCTTCTAAAAGTTTGTTCAGCCATATTTATTTCTCCTAGTCATACCTATAAGTATTCGTTTTGATTTGATAATTAGTCGTTTAGTGTAATTAAGTTATGAACCTGTTCGCCATGCCTTGAATTTTTAGTCTTTAAAAGAACCGGTCTATAAACTGTTTCGCCCGTGAAAGGATCTGTGTATTTTTCAAGTCTAGCATATTCATCTGGCGAGCCATTTGTACTTGATGCGCTAGTTCCTCCGATTGTTGCGTCCGCTGTTCCAGTAAGCCCAGAGTCTCCCGATATCGGTTGAGACTGTGATCCGGCGGTGACACCAGCAGATGGAACTTTTACTCCCCCGATTGCAGAACCAGGTAATGGATCTTCAACATGTTCCAAATCTTGGTTTTGATGATGTGCAGGGTTTCCGCTAATTGTAGCAACTACTGTTTGTTGAGATGTATTGTTCAACTTGGTATCGAATGATATTTTAGGCGCTGACAAGGTTCTCCTCACTGAACTAATTGAACCGGGGAATTCAGGATTAATTATGTATCCGTTAACGGAAATACTGAAATTATATTTAACAATTCGCTCAGCATCTGTCATTGAGTCAAAATTTAGCTCTCCACCAAATGCAGGATCCATGAAACCAACAAACCAGTAGCCTTTATCAGACTCTAGTCTAAAAGACTTAGATGGTCCATTTGTGTAGTTTGTAACAATAGCTTCGATAACGTTGTTCATCTCTTGCAGATACTGCGTCCAGAGCGTTATTTCGTAAGTTGCACTAAAATACCGAGGGTTTGCCATAGAAATGATTTCAGTTACTGGGCTGTTGAATTCATTTTTAATTACGGGCCCAGAAACGTTTCTTCTGTAACCTCTAACAGACGGTCCAACATGTTTTTTAGAATTAACGACGTTATTCTGGTTAAGCAGCCCTTCTGAATTATTTTCAGCAAATATATCCATAGAATCGACATATTTTCTACGGAATATTTCCTGCGTGCCAGTACCTGGACCAACTCCAAAACCTCCAGCAGTCTTTTCCTGTGTAAGATTAGATCTTAAAATAGAAACTAGAGGCAGAATCAAGGCACCATGGCGATCCGTAAGCGGTTTGTTTCTTCTTAAAATAAAAGCCCTTTCACCTGTTGCAAATATGACAGGGATTCGCTCGGTGTTTCCCTTAGATTCGAAGAATAAAGGTAACTGCTCGTTAAATAATTTAAAAACAGCTCTATCTACATCCTCAATGCCACATGGGGGTAATTCAAAGTCTTCGGGTATATTTGCCCGTGCCATTGAATTTGGAGAGCCCGGAGTTATGTCTGGCTTTGTATATCTAGTGGTCATTATTCATCTCCGTAAAAAGAAGATTTAGATGAGCCGGCTTTTTTCACAGACTTAGCACCGGTTTCCGGCGAAGGTATTACACGGTCGGAAACCAACTCTCTCCTATCACCCTTGGAAGCATCGCCTCTCTGCTGCGTGAATTCTTCTTGGACCGCATCAGGATCGGTATAGATTTCTTCCGTAGGTCCAATAGCCTTAACATCGATCTGGCCTTTACGTGCTGTCTTGCCAACTAACACATATCCAGTATAATGTTCAATCTGACCATACACGGTGGAATCGTATTTTGAAGATATTATTTCAAAGAAATTGTCGCCATAAGAGAAATAATCGCCTTCCCTTATTTCTAAACCTCTGTCGATGACGTCTCGGTAATGTACATAGGCTGTAATGTTATAAGTCGAATGCTGTCCAAATCGATCAGTCTGAATGTCCTTTGATTGCCACTCTAGTCTTGCGTCGATTTCTATTGGTGGATCAAAGACTTTATCAATTGCTTCCTCATAGACGTCGTGGACGTTGGTAACATCTTCTCGAACAGGATAGTAATAAATTACTTGCCCTATGATATCCTTGTGTATCTCTTTTGTGAGATCGGAAATCAAATCTATTTCTCTTGGTGTTATAAATAATCTAGCCATCAGGTATCTCCTAGCCTATTGTTATGGATTTGCCTAACGGAATGGGAACTGTCTTTAAAATTGTCTGAAGGTTTGTAGCCTCTGTTGCTTGGCTTTCGATTAGTTTGTCGTAAGTAAGAGAATCAAACATCTCTCTTAACTCAGTGCGCAATCTTTCTTTTTCTTCCTTGCCGGAACTAATCAGATCTCCACCATTTAGTTGAAGATCTCCGTTCGGTATCGGTACAGAAGAAAATTTAGAACGTACGTGGCCCAGAATCTCTTTCGAACATGCTAGAGTATATTGTCTAATCCACTGTCTTCCCATAGAGTTTATGTTGCCATAAGATATGTTTCCGTATGGAAGATTGCTAGGATTAGAGATACCATCCAAGGTTTCATCTGTGTAAGAAGGAGAGAGTCCATCATTAACAAAACCAACCTGAAGCCATAACTTTTTACCAGCAGAAGTTGCGGTGGGTCTAGGAAACAGCCGGAGCTTTGTACCAATTAATTGATAACTAAAGTTAGATCTTCTTACTCTATTCGATATGTCCATTTGTCCGGCTCGTAAGACGTCTTCGAATACAGGCAAAACATAGAAAACAGTCTCCGGCGTAAATGATTCAAAACTAAATTCGTTATTTAGGTAATTGATTGCAGAAGTTGTATCGAAAAATCTATAGGCAGCCTGAGGATTAAAATGATAAACTTCAAAAACCCGCATCTTTGATTTAGGTGAGTTCACGGCATTGTTAACAACAAGGTTACCGT